CTGATAAGTTACTTGCTTTAACAAGTTTAGCATCTAATTGAGTTTGTATTGCTGATGTTACACCATTTAGATAACCAAATTCTACATTTGCAACTGTACCATTATAAATTTTAGTAGCCTCAATAGCTGCACTAGCATTAATATCTGCATTAATAATAGTACCATCTACTATTTTTGATGAATTAACTGAATCACTTGCAAGTTTAGCAAGAGTAACATTTGCGTCTGTAATCTTTGCAGTAGTAACTGCTGTATCTGCAATCTTTGCAGTTGTAATTTGTGAGTCTGCAATATGTTGAGTGTCTATTGAAGCATCTACATAATGTTCTGAATTTATACTATCATCAGCAATCTTAGAACCATTAACTGCATCATCTTGAATTTTAGATGTAGTAACAGCATTGTCAGCTAATAAAGCTGCTGTAATTACACCAGTTGGAATAGATTTATTTGTTTTAGATAATGCACCAATATAAACATTAGTGATTGCTTCATTTGATAATGAACCACTATCCCAAGTTACATTAACTGTAGTGTTTGTAGAAAAAGATGATGAACTAATTGTTCCATAAATTGTACCAGGTGTTGCAGCTGTTAATTTAATTCTTCTACCTTCATGGTAAATTGAAGTTACATCAACACCATCAATTCTAAAAGAAGTACCACTTACATAAGTTGATACATAAGCACCAGAACCATCACCATATTCAACCCATTGAGAATCATTAAACCATTCTCTAGTATTCTTCATCAATGCTCTAATTGCATTGTTTAGATTAGAAGGTAACATTCCTTCAGCAGTAGAAATACCATTAAGATCAGTATTATCTGCTTGGGTTGTTGAATAATCTTTTATACCTGCCATTTTAATCTCCTATAAACCAAGAGAATACTTTATTGTTTTCTTGGTTTTTTTCATTTATTAATGCGTTAATAGCTTCCTCAATTTGTCTTTGAAAAAACTCTTGTGTTTCAAAACTATATCTAACATTATCTATATCAGTTTTATCTGTCATCTCAAGCCTGATCTTGATGCAATTAGATCAATTCCTTGTGCATCCTTCCAAGCACCACCGCTTGGTATTTTAACATTAACTTTAACATATCTTCCAGATTGTCTTACTGGATTAATGCCTGTTGAGTTCATACTTGAAACAGTTGATTCTGTAGCACTATCCGAAAGTCTATCTCTAGTTTTTAAAGTAACTGTAGCTGTTGCATCTACTATAGGTCTTACACCTATTATAGACGATCTTAGTCCTGGAAACAACTCTAATTCTGTAGTTTCTATTTCTCCAATATTATCTGTACCTGAAAAAATTGCAGCTTTATAGTTGCTATCTACAGCACCTAATAATAATTGTCCACCATTCCAAAAATCAGTATCTAGTGATATATTAATATTATCTAAGTTTTCTGAAATAATATCCATAAGTTCTACTGTGTAAGCACCAACGAATTGAGAAAAGATTGTACTAGCATAAGCATCTGAAGTTGACCATTTTTGTGTTGCATAATTATAAATTAAAACTTTATCACATATTCCTGTTGTATTAGCTGTATCACTTGAAGATGGATATAACCACATAGCTAATTGATTAAAAGGATCAACTGCTGCACATATTCTATCTGAGAAAGCTTTGTTTAAATCATTTTCAAAAAATCTATTTATTTTTTCTGCACCAATTGGAATAACGTTATCACCATTGATTTCAAAGAATCCGTCATCAGCATAAAAGAATACTCTACGATTATCTTGACATACTGTTCTACCATATACAGCTCCTCTATTTGGTGAAATTACTGAAAGTCTAAATACTGTTGCACCACCGACATAGTCCATTCGGATTATTTGGTTTTGTCTAAATACATATGCAATCTCACCTGATGTTATATGTACTATCTGTCCACCAGAGCCAGGTAAGTCTTGTAAGTCAGATTGTTTTGTACCACTTTCCCAAGTAGAAATATCATTAATACCTGACCATTGAATTCTATTAGCATTGTTTTCTAAATTTCCTGTAACTAAAAAATCTCTAACGACACCTGATACTTTAAAATTTGGAACTGTACCACTTGTTGCAATACTAGATAAATCTGCAAAGTTAGTTGATGTACCCATTAAATAATATTGAGGTGCATCTACACCATTACTTGCTATGATATAATTACCGAATTGAGTAAATGTCCAATAATCTGTATTATCTCCAGTTAAACTAGATTTTCTTGATGTAAATGTTCCACCATCTAATTCATATAAGTCTGTATTAGTTGCAACAAAATTAAATACTGTATTAGAATTATCTCTAAAAGAACCAGCACCTCTACTATCTGTTGAAACAGTATTAGTTGAATAATTAACTAACGAAGGAAATCTTTTATAAGATGTTTGTGCAAAATAAACATTATTAGCAACCGTTGCACCAGGATTTAAATATTCTGGTTGGTCAGGCAACCACTCTCCAAAAGGTATTTGCATTAATATTCCTTAACCGTTATTGTTTGTAGCATAATAATTCTTATCATTAAATGCACCTGCTACTGTTACATCTGATCTTTGTTGTAAAGGAGCATTGCCATAAGCATCTTCTCTGTCATTTCTCTCAAGTCTTTCAAGAGCTGTTTGATACATTTTCTCCCATTGTCCAGCTTGATTAGGTTCAATACCACCTAAAAAATTAGAAGCATGATATAGTGATCCATATAAATAAATAGCTGGATGATTTACTAAAATATAATTTGAAGTATTTGAATCTGATAATGCAGGAAACTGTTTGTAGTAATTTAAATAAAGAGTGTAATTACTATCAGGGATTGGAGCAAATCTAATATCATCTCCTAATATTGTATATGAAGATGGTTGTCCAGAAGTTGATCCACCTTTTATCTGATCCATTTGAGCAGGAGTAATATAAGTTAAAGCATATTTAGTTCCACCATTTAAGATATACATATCTCTTACTTGTAAAAAATCAGATGGTAAAGTTGCTGTTTCTCCACTAAGAGTTAAAGTTGTTTGATCTATCATTTTTCTAATTCTTAATTTAGAATTAAAATCTTTTTCTGCTAGAACAATAAAATCTTGTGCTATCTCAGTTGTTAAATCTGATCTGTTTAACCAGTTTGCGATTGATGTTTTTAAATCTGAATAATTTTCTAATGCCATTATAATTTTCCTTCAGCAGTTTTAAAATATCTAAATTCGCTGCTATTTAATTTTTGTTTTAATATTTTTTTTTGAACTTCTGGTGGAAGTGCAAACCAATTACTATCACCATTATACTCATTTGCCCACACACTTAAAGCAATAGTTGGAATACTGGCTACTCTTTTCAAATCTCTTGATTTAGAATAGCCATCATTCATGTTCAACAATTCTTTATTGTGTTTTATGTGTGAATCAATATTAACTTCTTCTTTAACTGCAATTTTGCCTTCCATGTCATCTTTCATGTAAGTTGTTTTTTGCAATCCGTCTAAAATTATATCTTTTCTCATCTGCCTTGACCTTTATATCTTGTTTGTCTTTTTTGTCTTTTCTCTGATTTGTTCTGAGATTTTTTATGCTTACCAGGTCTTTTAGGTGGTTTAGCTCTTGGAACAAAATGAGTGAACTTTTGTTTAGCCATATTAGCCAGACATTTCAGTAACAGAAACTTCAGCAGTACCTATCACAGCAACTTTTTCACCAGGTGAAACTTTAAAAATTTCAGGTTGGTCAGCAGGTACAAATATACTTGCAGATCCAGCAGTAGCTGAAGCTGTAGGTGCAGTTCCAAATAAAATATGAATGTCAGCAGGTGTTGCTATTCTTACATATTCAGTTTGAGTACCAAATGCAGCAGATGCTACAGATGAACCTGAAGCTGTTAAGCTTTGATGTGTAGTAGGTCTTAATCCGTAATTAAAACTCATAGTTTTTCTCCTAATTAATTATGGGGGAAATACCGCTAGGCAAGATCCCCCAAATGTTATTATCTTCTTATTACAAAAGTTACAACTGCTTTTGAAGTATTAGAAGATCCACCGTCTGTAATCATTTCGATAGATCCACCTTCAACAACAGTATTGTTTCCAGTTGGTGAAGCTGTATCAATAGCACCAGCAGAGCCAGAAGCTACGATAGATATTCCACCACCAGTAACTGCTGTACCACCAATTTCAAAAGAAAGTGCGGCAGTTCCTGTAATAGTTGCTTGATTAGCAGTTAAAATTTTTACAATTTTTCCGCCATCAGGTATTGCAACAAAAGTTGATGAAGCAGTTGAAACATCTTCAATTTCAGCTGTTATAAAATAGTCGTTTAGTGTTCTCATGTTTTTATCCTTTATTTGCTTCGTTCCGTCATTGACTTCAAAGACCAAACAAAATTGTTAGTTTAATATGATGGGGGATTTCTCCCCCACCAAAAGTATTTATTATGAAGTAGTTAGGTCTGTAACCATTCCACTTGCTTTTTCATTTCTTGACTCAAGAGTGTACTCAGCTACCATAAATCTCTGATCTGCATCTCTAGTTTGTGCAGGAGTTTGTAGAGAGAAATCTCTTAAGAAAGAAACTGCCCAGTAGTCCATCTCTAAGATAAGAGCATCTTGACCTACTTTTGCAGCAGTACTATTAGCACCTCTAATGAATCTGTTT